TTTTATTGTATTTACTGTTAAAGAGATACGTGAACAAATTGCTATGGATATTGAATATACATATGAGGTTTGGGCTACCCACGGAAAAGCAAAGAGTAGACAAACAAAGAAAGCGTTCATGGTAAGTGCAGATATTGCAAGAGGATTAAACGAAAGGTTGCCTAACAGTGGCGGATCCAAATCAAACACCGCAGAGGGGTAATTGGGTATGTCCTTGTAATGGTTGTAAGAAAGCAGCCAAACAGGTAGTTGATCAAATAGTTGAAGATTACATGTCATGCCCTAATATCATGGAAGAAGATGATAAGTTGTATTGTCATACATGGTATAGACATGATGATTGTGTAAGACTAATGAACCTATTAAATAAGATTACGAATAACTCTAAATATTCCCTGCCAGAAATTCGTGAAGAATTAAAAGAAGCAATTACTAAGATGTTGACAGATCCTGATACATCTGAGATACTTAGAAAGTTAGAAGATTAAGCAGCAATAGCTCAGTTGGTTAGAGCCCCCGACTCATAATCGGGTCGTCGTAGGTTCAAGTCCTACTTGCTGCACTCAAAATATAAATCTGAACAATTTATATGGAGATCGTTTATCCGAAACTTACCCTGTGAAGGCATCATACGAAGGCGTTCAGGCCGAAGGAGATTGCTCTGCTATCCCACTAGGATAAACAGCCATTAGCTTATGGACAGCGAAAGAACTGTGATGGCGTGAATGGCATTTGCGGATGTTGCATAATGGTAGTGCCTCTGCCTTCCAAGCAGACGGTGCCAGTTCGATTCTGGTCATCCGCTCCATACCTCTGTAGCTCAGTGGACAGAGCGAGACTCTTCTAAGGTCTGCGTCGCAGGTTCGATCCCTGCCAGGGGTGCTATAATAAAATTATGAGCCTTGAAGATGATATAAGAGATATTCTTTTTGAAATCGGTAAAGATGTTAAAATACATAAACTTATTGATGGTAATCTTATTATTGATATTGACTATGAAAAATATGTTAGTCAGATTGTGGACAAAGTTAAATTATATTATCCCAATACATAGTTCTTGGATCAAAATCAGATAGCTCTCTCACCTTGTATTGAGTTATCTTTTTGTTTGTGTATGCTGGGGCAGCTGACATTTTACCCTCATAGTCTTTTTGAATAAAGATAGGATCATTAACTGCATAAACATTAAAGAATCTTTGTATCATTGCAAATGGTACATCCATAGGCATTGGGTATTCTTCAGCACAATATCTAGTAGTTCTAATACACATATCCACATAATCTTGTGTTAGATATAAAATAGCATGAGAGGATAGCATGTTATAAATGCGTAATATTTCTGGATACCCCTCAACTTTTTTGTATTTTAAATAAAATCCAGCATGACTGCTTTGTAGTCCCCATTGAGAGTTGCCCAGATATACCGCATCTGCGCCCTCTGGAACGTCTAGAATGGCCTTAAAGCTATGTGGGTCAGCATCATCCTCAAGGACTATGAAAGGGGCTGAGACCTGCCCTAGAGCCATTAATTGAGACTTAGAGAGTCCTACCCTGCCGTTCTTCTTGTCCTCTATTGCATTTATTCTTGTAACATTTTTGAATCCAAGATCTTTTAGCTGCTGCTCTATATGCTTTTTTTTATGCTTATCCTTAGACATATTAATATAAAATACGGGGATTTCTAATAAATTAATTTTCATTGTTCACCATATACACATTATAGTAGTAATCTATGGCAGATTTTCTTGGCAGAGAATCTTTATCTGTACCCTCTCGATTCAGCATTTGATTCCAAATCTGTAGTGTATGGCTATGCTTGCTTTTATTAATAACACTATTTCTTTTATCTGGATTAAATATGTCTTGCCACTCCCAGTAATTTATGGGATAGAATACGATTGGTTCTTGTATATATTTTTCTAGTTTATATTTATATATTTTTTCAGTAACCAGTTGAGGACCTATCTCTCCCCATTTTATTTTATTTTTATCAAATGACTGTGAAATATCAACTAACTCAGCAATGAAGTCAGAGTCTTTTGGAGCTCTCAACAAGCCATTAGCAATTATTTTATGTGGACCACCTTGCATACCGAAAAGATATTCTGGAAACTTCCATTTACTTTGTAAGCAAATATTGTCTGTATCTGTCCAAGTTAAGCCAGTCTTTTGAATCATTCTATATCTAAACATATCAGCAAATGGACCATAGGAGTTATCTGTTTTAAATATCTTATCTTCTTCTATGATCTCTCTTGCATTAATTTTATTTACACCTTTTGGAACTTTAAGGTCCATATCATATACAAATAAATTAAAGCTATGCCCGTGATATACAAAAGAAGATAGACATAGATTTTCTATTTTACTTAATGGTCTTCCAACCCAAAGCGATCCAAATTCTGCCATGCTAATTCTCGTAATCTGGTATGTCTTTTATGTTCCAGAGAGACATTGTTTTATCTCTATCGTGTGATTGAATATTTCCCTCAATAATTATCTGCTCTGGATTAGGAAAATTAAAAGGATCCTGTTGAAGATTAATCCTACGCCAAGCACCCACTGGAATATCATTATTATTTTTATGTGATTTCCACATAAAGTTTGTTGTAAGTAAATACCTAGAGCCACTATCTTTAATATTTTTAAGTGCTTTAAAAACATCTGTGTTTGGTAAGTGAACAAGGCAATCCCTTACCATAATTAAATCTACTTTTGGTAGTGGATCATTAACAATATCAATAACATCAAACTTTACATTTTTGCTTGCAAACCTATCAGCATTTTTATTAATCATTTCTTTTACAATATCTCCACCAAAATACTTGATGCCAGAGAGATCTATGCGCTTCATCCAATTGAAGTCTCCACATGGAGCGTCTAGCATTGACTTGATGCTGAAGTCCTTTAGCATAATCTGTAGCTCTGGAATAAGATACTTCGTTTGTTCATAGTCAGAACCTGGACCAGAGAGTGACTCTTTTCCATTCCACGAATTTTCTCTATAGTATTTAGTAAATAACTCTTTGCTCATTATTCAAACATTCCTATCTTTTTAATATACGGTGCATATTTAGATTCAGAATCTATGTATAAAGTCGTTAAAAAGCTGGTTGCAATTGGACAATACCCTTTTTCTAGCATTGTTTTTCTTATTGGTGATCCATTGAACATGTCCATACTATCATCTTCAACCATTACGAAAGGTATTTTTACATCATGGGTGTAGGTTTTGATTACTTCGTGATCCATTCCCTCTATATCTATGTTCATGAAAAATGGTGTTTTTTGAAAGTAATCAAGATGAATAGATATAATTTCATTAATAGTTTTAGTTGGAACCTGTGCCGTCCAGCTTACAGCAGTGTGCTGACTGTTCTTTTTTCTTTCTGCAAATTGTGGAGAAAGTGTATTTGACGAGTCCATATCTCCAAACATAAAAAATTCTTTTGTGCCAGATTCGATATCCACTGCACAATTATATAATATATCATTAGGCCTTGTCTCATGCACCAGCACATTAAAATAGCTGTTAGGGTCTACAAGGGTGCCAAACCAACCCCTTTTATATAAAAAGTATGTGTTTGATTCTCTTACTGGATGAAAAGATCCAATATCTATATAGGTATTTTGATCAAATAGATCTTTGCCCATTAACCAAGATAGTCTTTTCATTACTCCGTTTAGTATAGAATCTTCTCCATATGAAGAATATGATTCAAACTTCTCGTATTCCATATACCCCTCACTTAAAATAGGGCGAGTCCATTTCTAGACCCGCCCCATTCAATCAACTAATTACTTAGCTTCCTTCTTCTTTGTAGCCTTAACAGACTTCAAAGCTTCCTCTACGGCAGATACCTTTGGCATACGGCCAAAAGCAGCGTCGTTAGGATTAATTGCTCTTGTTGCTACTGGTAGAAGAGCACCTACTAGTGCTGCCCACATATCTTTTGGATCTGTGATTCCAGCAACGTATAGAGTTGCAACTGCACCTGCAATTGAGCGCACATATGACGCAAGCATTGCCTTGTGTTTCTTATTTAGCTCCATTATTTCCTCCTAGGATATAACTTTAATTAGTATAGCATAACCAGCCCATAGCCCAATAATTCCTGCTACCCCTGCAAAAACTGGTGGTGCTGGAACTGGTAATTTGAATGCTGCGAACACTACGCCACATCCAAAACCTGTTACTACTGATAGTAATATGTCTTTCATCTTTCCCCCAATATGTGTTGTTGATAATGTTTCATGCAAAAATCAACATATCTTGTTTCTGTCATTGCTAACTTTTCACTTTTTTCTATGCATTGATCAACTTCACAAACAGCATAATCAAACTCTAGTACTTCCATATATGTCTTTACCCTAAAAAAACTCATTGGGATTCTTTCGGATCTGGATTGTCTATTGGTGTTGGTGCTGTAGCAAATGCTCCACATGAATGACACTGTATGTCTAAATGGTACATGCCTATAGTATAGGTTTCTGGATCAAAAGATACTAACGCTCTAAACAAACTGTCGCCACAGTTTGGGCAAATACATGTTGGGATGCCTCTAGCGTCTATCATCGATATCCTCTGGAAGAAGATTTTTTAACTCATATATTTCTTTTGATATCTTCTTGAGAGCTTTGTCATGTGGAGTAATCATACCTTCTACGGCAGCACCGTATTTGTTATAATATTCCAACTCTGGCTCTACCTCTTCTATAAATCTTGTAATTGTTTTTTGTGTTTTTTCAATGTATTCAAAAGCCCAATCACGAGAGTCAGATAAAAACTTTATAAAGCTTTCTTTGTGTGTTTTATCAATGTCGGGTTGATCTTGATTTGATTCTGCTAGTGACTCCGCAGATGAAAGATAAAGCAGTATAGTTTCTGCTAAGTGCTGAGTTGTTATTCTTAATTGCCTTGCAGTGTATAGATATGCTATAAAAAATGATAGGCCAAAAACTGAAATCAGTATTAATAATATATCCATCACGCACCTTTTCTCATATACAAGTATACTACATTAGTCAAAATCAATAGAGTAAAATTCTTTAAATTTGTGCCCACAAAAAACCTCATACTCCTTTAAAGATCTTATGTTGCCAGCACCATATGGTCCATCCTCTATTCCGCATAAAACCCTCATCTGTTTGTCTCTTGATATTTCTTCTATCTCAGTCCAAGAATTTCTTCTTATGTTGCTATCTTTCCATATCTTTTTATAGCCTTCTCTGCTATAAAAATGATACAAAATTGTTTTTGATGGGGAGTATATGTCCCAACCTCTAGTCCATGCTCTCATTGCAAAACATATTTCCTCACCAAAAAAAGATATTTCTTGATCATAAGGAACTTCTTTTACAATATCCCCTTTAGCAAAAATAAATCCACCCAGAACTGTGCTTGATTCCTCTGGATTAGAAAATGTTTTATCATCAAACTCTACCCTCAAAGCTGTCCATTCATTTCTTTTATTTAATAGAGGAATCTGCTTAGTTGGATATGGTTTTCTCTCTTTATCTTTTTTTGGATATGTTATTTCTTTATTTAATTCTATATGAAATGGTGGAGGGAAATAAGATAAAATAATTTTATTGTTTCCAGATATCTTTTCAGCCTTGCTTAATTCATCAATACATAATAGATCCCAGTCTTTTGCAAACACAGTATGAGAGTCTATTTGTAAAAAATAATCTTGATTAGAATATAGCCCCATTGCTTTTGATCTAGCATACCCTGCGCCTCTAGCTTCTTTTATGGTCATTGTTACTAAGTTTAAGTTTGGGATCCATGACATGTCTGGAATCTTTTCAATAAAATCTTGAACGACTAACCCAAAAAATAAATCTTGTGGATTGTGTGCGTTATCAATAGCTGACTTAACAGTTCTTATTAATTCTGGATCACGATAGCTTGCTATTGATATAAAAATTGTCACGATACATGGGTAGGCCAGTAATACTTACAAGGCTCTTTCCTTTCTGGACAACATGGAGTGTTGTATGCACTATTTACTGCATACTGATATTTCATGTAATACATAGGATCTTTATTGAAAAGACTAACTTTATGCGTTGTTGTAATACGCATTAAAGTATCATTATCATTCATCCATGAAGGAAGAGATGTTCCCCATCTATCACCGTACATATCTTCTAAAATAGCAATATTTTCTGCATTTTTATCTGTTTTAATGCCTCTAAAATTTGCTTCAGCAATCATTGTTTTAGCATAGGTATGCAGGGCACGTTCATGCTTTTTCCACATCAACACTGCTGGATGATTGCGCCACCCACCTGTTGGAGATGCTCCAGATAATACTTTAAGAATTTGATATGACTCTAATATTTGTTTATTTAGTCTTTTTGAATCTAACTCTTTTGCAGTTTCTAGAATATTTGAATGTGGTAAAAATGTTTGCATTACTTCTCCATAGTTCTCAAGCATCTTGTACAAATGTTGTACGACTTACCAGTATACGGGCATGAACCAGCACTTGTCAAGACATGATTTTTTATTTTACAAACTACAGACATGAACAATATTTTTATCATTGCAGTGGCTCTCTAGTAACTAATACAATTGCGCCTTCCATTTCTAAGGCTTTTTTAACCTGAGAAACATATTGCACAGCCTCAATCTTTTGGTCATGAGACAGGTGGAGAAATGACCTCTCATCTAATTTTATCGTAATAAAGGTATCATTGTCAATAAGGTTAATGCCAAAATTTAAAGGAGCTTGAATATTATGAAAAGCTCTACGCATTGCATCTGTGTACATGCTTACCCTTTATTTTTACCCTCAGAATATTTAAATATCTGATCTAAAGACTTCCATTCAATATCATCTTCTAATCCAAGTGCAGATAAAAGTATTTGCCATGTCTCCACAACATATCCTTTTGCAATGTCTGATGGTTCTACTAAATCAGCATCAATTAAAAATGCAAGAGGTAGCCCAAGATCATTGTATTCTATAAAATCTTTAAGATCTTTATCTTGCTTGTAGTTTGACCAAAGCTCAGACAATATCGCACAAATAGTATCAAAATCTGTTAATTCGTCTCTGTTGTCAGAATCTTCCATATTTCTCCCCAGTCCTTCTTATTCTTATGAACATTAAACTCCTTAGAGATTTCTCCACCCTCTAAGTATATACCGCCCCAAACGCCCCACTCTTTGCCTGATACTCCTACCGCAAAACATTGTTTTGCAACAGGGCATCCCTTGCATACAGAGTCAACTATATGTCTTGATTCTACACCTTCTTCGTATTTATCAAAAAATGTATTTGTATCTATTCCAAGACATGCAGCATCATCTTTCCATAAATGCTGTTGCACTGTTACTCCCTGTACTTATTCGGAATATCCCAACCATTTTTTCCAACTGGGTAAATTCTTTGTAGATACCAAACGCCATCTACTCTGACACCACTTACTGATGTTCGTCCTGACTCAGATCTTTTACGATCAACAACATCC